CCTGTTGGAAATGTCATTTTTTCTTCCTCTGTATATTTAAACTGTTTATTCCAGAACCACTAGATTACCACCAAACATTGCCTGTCTTGGCAGTGCTGTTATGGTGATATCAACCACGCCATCTCTGGGATCATTGTCTATGCCATATAAAGCAAAACTGGGTGCTGAACTGGATTTGGATTTGACCACAGGTATCAGTATCTCTGAATTGGCAGTGTCAGACACATAGAGATTTACTGCATAACTGGTGGCATTCTTAGGTTGAATGTGAATGTCTTTGATCAGGCTTACTGGTGTAGGCAGTGCTATGATTCTATTGGTGTTGGTGCCGCTGAGTGTGCTGGTGACCACATTGGGTATGCGATATTCTTTCACAGTGGTGTTGGCAGTGATCAAGATCTTGATAAGTTCAGATCCTTGAAGCACGGCAGTGACATAGCAGTATCTGCCATAGAAGCCTGGAATGTTCAAGTTGCCATCTTCTAGATAGTATTCTGTTTCTTCACCACCAAACACTCCTGTGTCACTGACATGGATAAGATAGTCCAAGCTGCCTTGAAACTCTGCTTCTATGTTCAATGTGAAATACTGCACAGCACCTAGATCTATCAATGGTGCTGTCCAACGCAGTAGATTAAAGGTCTGTATGTAATTGGTGTATTGATTCCAATCAGTGCCAGTGAGGCTTGACCAAGAACTGCGACCCTGTGCTTTGATCGTGGCAGACTGTGAATCTAATGTGCCATCTGTGTAGGGTATAAATCCTGTGATAGGCAACATTGATGCTGTGACTGTTAAGGCTGCTTGTGCTGATTGAATTGGCATGGTTTATCTCAATATACTGTTACGCCAACTGGATTGGCAAGGTAAAAACTATAATTGGTATAACTGCTGTTGATTCTTGGAAATCCACGGCCGAAATCTTCGTTGGTCAATTGACTCACAGTGACATTGGTCAGTGCTTCATTAATGTTTCTATAAAAGCCAGCATCAAAAGTATTGTAATCACTGATCAATCTGTAGTCATCTCTGGGTTGATTGGCAGATTGTATGCCATCTACTTCTGTTTTGAAACCTGCGTTTGTGACTCCAGCAACATCTGTGTAGAAATCTGTGAGTCTCACAGCCTTGGCACCTTCACCACCATCATTCAACACAAACAGATATTCTGCAGGGTAAATGATGTTGCCATTGCCAACACCAAAATAAGGATACATGAGACTGAGTTGTAGCAGTGAACCATAACCTGGTCCTGGATACGCTCCAGTTGGGCCATATATGCTTTTGAACACGCCACCTGTAGGTGAACTGTTAAACACATAATAACTGATAGGTCCACGAAGGTTCACTACATAAACTCCTGAACCTTGATGTGTTAGACTGCCTCTGGGTATGGTGACTTTTTCCCAAGCACCTAGACCATAATATTTGGCCAATTGTCCTGCAGTGGTTCTGGCAGCACCTGACCCACTGTAGACTCTGCGATAGCAAACAAGACTGGTGAATGTTTGATTAGGTGCTTGAAATGTTAGTTCAAACCATGCATTGAGTCTTGGCTGTAACGCTGAGTCTCTTTTGGTTTCGTGGCCACCTAGTGTGGTAGCACCATTGGCAGGCAAAAACGAACTATCTGAAGAATTGTATTTGGCCAGTTGTCGTTTGGTCCACTTTTGTGGTATGATAGTGGCCACAGCAGGGAATGCCGCAGTGACCTCTGCCAACACAGTTTTGGTGTCTTTGGTTTCCCAGTTGAACGCACTGTTGTTGAGATCAAGGCCTGAAGCACTGCCCATAGGTATGCTGGCTCTGCAATAGAAACAATTGGTAGATTCTGTTTCAACACCAGCTGCTGAATATTTTACCACTACCTGCCATTCGTATTTGATGCCATGTCTATAATCGCCTGACAGTTCATGAAACACATAGCCATCACCTAATGGCACACGACCCACATCCACAGTCTTGAAATCTGGATCAGCACCAGGTATGACTTCCCTGTATCTTATGCGATAGCCTCTGAATGAAGTGTTGCTTGGTGGATTAAAACGGAAGAACAGTTTGTTTTCTGTTGGTGACGGTCTAATATGATGGAAGTTAGGCAACAGAGCCGCACCGCTGGCATAAATCTTAGCTGGGTCTTGTTGACTGGCCAATGCTATTTCACTGGGCTTGGGCAACAATTGACTCTTGCCTGACGAACTGGCTGTGCCTTCTGTGCCCACTGACACAAAATCATAAAGACCAGTGCCGTTGATTTCCACAGGGCCTCTCAATGGTCCAATCTGCTTTAGAGCAGTGGTGCCATCTTTGTATTTCAATCTCACTATGAAATCATAGGACTGAAATATCACAGGCGATGTTATGGCATCAATGCCTGTGATTGGATATATTGGTGCACCAAAGTCTCCTGCAAGATCCCATGATATACTTGACACCACACTTTTGTTTGCTGGTATCAATAATTCTTCACGCTGCCAATAGGTATCATCCTTGTATTTGTAGTAGACAAAAATGCCTTCTATCAAAGGATTTGTAGGCGAAGTAAAAGTATACAACAACTGTGTCATGTTCACAGTCATGCGTCTTGGATTCTGTGGCACACCACTTGATAGTTTAGGACGAATCTCTAAAAAGTCTATGTTGTCATCATACACAGGAGCAGTAGGTGTTAGACTGGCAGGTGGTTGCCATGCACTCTGCACTGACAGAGTAGAACCAGCACCAGTGCCCAACAATTCACCAAGCACAGTTTGACTCTGCACAGCACGGAAATAACCTGTGACCACACTAGAACTGGCACGACCATCTGTGGCATAGGCTCTGACATAGTATTCATACTGGCCAAGATTGCTTAATGGACCTATGGTGGTGCTTATGAGACCACCTGGACCAGGCTTGGCATCAAATCTCACTGAAGTCCAGCCACTGTATTGATTTGGTCTCCACCAAAATAGTGCGTAGTCATAGAGTCCATCACTGGGCTGTGTGAAGTTTATGGTAAACACACCTGATGTGGCGTCACTGCGAGTGTAGACCACGTTCTTAAATGCCAGCACAGCCGCAAATGGCGGAGGTGGTGGAGGTGGAGTTGGCACCACATTTATAGGATCCAAAGGCACAGTAGGCGGTGTGGTTGGATCTACTGTGATAGGTCCTGGATTGGTAAATTCAGGTGCTGTGGGATCAGTAGCAGGTGGGTTTGTAATCACTGGTGTTATGGTGACTGGAAACACCGCATTGGTTGGCGGCACCAAGCCCAGTGGATTGGCATTGAATGAACCTGGGAAGTAAATTATTGATCCCTTGGGCACATAGGTTGGCAACACAATATCTTCTTCACCAACTCTGGTATAAGGATAGATGTCATCTGGATTACGCACACAACCAAGATCCACTGTCATGTCATTGTTGATCTTGATGCTGACCACACGCCATGGATCTGTGCCAAAGTTTAGAATATTTGAATTGATGCGTATGCTGTCACCTGGCTCTAATTCCAATGCACGGCTTGTGGCAGTGAACACACAGGATTCTTGACGTCGTTGTTTGTTGAATATCAGTCTTGCAAAGTCTTTGGCAATGGCATAGTTGGTGATACCACTCAGTGTGGTTTCATATTTGTTTTCACGTCCGCCATCAAGATTGATGTAGACCTGACGTTCCGCTTCTGTTTCTGGATAGATCACAGTCTGTGTAGAGAACTTTTGATCTGGATCCACATAGGTCACTGCCACCACATTGTATTTTGATGAACGGTCAATGCCTGTGAATGTAACATCACTGACAATGTCGTCTTTGGTCATGGTCTGCACTATGGTAGCTGCCCCTGACAAGATGTCTGTGTCATTGCCTGCATCTTCAATGCGTAGTTTGTATTTGCCCTGCACATATGGCATGTATGCACGAAAGTTCTGCAACATCATTTTGACATTGCTCATCAGAGTGGTGTCTGTGTTTACCACCATGTTGAGTGTGAGGATAGGACCTTGAATACCTTGTGTGGCTAGATAGGTCACTGTTTGATTGCATTTTCTTGCGGCTGCTTTGAATGTGGTGTAGTCAATGTCATCATTGACCAAGCCTTTGCCGTATCGGGGATTGCGTAGATAGTCTAGCAAACATTCTGCTGGATTTGTGGAATAACGCACAGGATTGGTATCATAATCCTGTGTTTGTGTTGTGTCTACTAACAGGCTGGCCACACGCTTGCCTAACAGACCAGCGGTCAACTGTGGGATGTTACCTGAGAATGGATTGGCATCTGCATCTGCCTGTGTTTTAATTTCACGCCATTCATATCTGGCAAAGATCACTGCCAAGCCATTGTAGACCATGTCTGAAGTGAAACTTGGTGCTTCTGCAAATATGTCACCTTTGACTGTGGTGCCTACTGGACTGCTTCTAGGATTGGCAAAGTTCACACCTGGGAAGAAACGCAGTTGCACACGATCCTTGTAGCGATCTGCGTTCACTGTAACCAATGATCCACCATTGAGAGCACCTACTTGATCCACTGGCAGTTGCCAATCATCAATGTAGACTTCACGTAGACCTTCTATGGTGCCTTCACACAACACATAGGCCACATAGAGGTATTTGTTAGAAGCACTACCTGTTTCAGCAAATGATATGGCAGCTCCTAGTTTACGATAACCATAAACCACTGGAATCTGACTGGTGCTGCCTTGTCTTTGGATTAGAACACCTTGTTCACGTTGAGCAGCCGCTTCACTGTTGCCCATGTCTGGTATGCTGGGCATGAACGGCTGTAGAACAAAGTCCATGACTGTGTTGACAACCTTTTCACCTACCTTGGTAGCACCAATACCAGCACCAATAATGGCACCAACTGGTCCACCAACCAAGAAGCCAACTACACCGCCTACAAGACTACTGAAAAATCCCATTATGCAATTTCCTTGTTCATGATAGACACTCTAACTGGAGAGAATCCTAGTTCATCATAGACATCGTGTAGTCTATCTAGTTTGTTGCCAATGTCAATGGCTCTGACCTGTGTGACTTTGAATTGTTGGCTCCATGCAGTGAATTCATCTACTAGACATTCATAGTTGTTGATGTCATCAAATTCTGGAATCAAATACAAAAACTGTATGGTAGCAGTGACCTGTGTCTCTACTGGATCTTGTGAAATGAAACCACCAATCAAGCCCACAGGGCGTTGACCGTTGACTGCTATTCTAAAAAATAGATTGGGTCTGATGCAGTATTCACGCACAGTTTCTCTAGCACGATCTTGATCATACTGTTCATCACTGATAGCAGCGGCTTCACAGTAGTAGTTGAATAGATTCAACACCACATCTAATTCTCTTGGCTCCATGGCTCTGATTATCATGCACGACCCCATTTGAATTCTGTTTGTCCAACCCAACCTGACTTTTCAAAGGCCTTGTCGTATTGCACACCTTGGAACAACCAGTTTGACCAATTGTTGGTCTTGCGTCCATTGGTTCTTTCAAAGTCTGCAAATAGGCTGGAACAGTCCACACTGAGTTGGCAGGTGTTGGCAGTTTCTTGAATGGAGAAGTTGAATATGGTGCCATCATACATCATTATAGGTGCTGCCACTAGACTCAATGGATCTGTTCCAGTAGGACCAAAACTTAGAAAGGCCTTGTAGATCACAACTCTTGCACCTTCAACTTCATAGTTGATGAATTTGCTAACATAGCCATTTGAAATGCCTGATAGTGTTACTGTGAACTTGCCCACCTTGACTTCCATCTCTTCACTCATACCACCAAAGCCAATAAAGTTGCCTTGTGCTAGATATGTGTTGTTGCCTGCGTCTGGAGCAGTGGCAGAGTCAAATGTGACATCAAAGCCACCATTGCACAAATACAAGGTGTCACTGCCACCAGCAGTGGTCTTGAGATGCAGTTCTACACAATCAACTGATATGGTATGATCGCGATAGTATTCGTCTTTGTTGGCTGTTGATGCAAATGCTTTCATTACCAGGTTTCTCTCATTGACACTGACATTGCAGTGATACCACCATATCCTACATCAAACTCTTGTTCAGGACCTGCTAGAATTGCAGTAAATGGCACAGCAGTAATTGTCAAATTGGTTGATGATGGCACAGCACTGACCAATGGTCCTGAAAAGAACAGAGTGGCTGTGCCTCCTGAATTGCTTGTGCATGGACTCACACACTGATAGACCTTGGTGTGGTTGTTGAACTTGAAGTAATCACCTGAAGCCAACACTGACTGTGTGTTTCCACAATTTGTTAATGTCACAGATGTTGAACCTATGGCAGCTGTGGCTGATAGTCTTGGCACACTTGCAGTCTGTGTGGCCAAGGCTGAATAACTTAGTCTAGGCAACACGATTTCAAAACTAAACTGTGGTCCCAATGCCTGTGCCAAATAACCTTTGACTGTGCCTGCGTCTAGTCTATTGAGGTTGGGATATTTTACTTCCCAAGAATAAAAACTTGTGCCCATGCCAATTCTTCTAACCTTGCCACTCATGGTGCCTGTGACCTGAGTAGGCGTGTTGGTCTTGAAGTTGATTGATTCAAAACTGGGGCTTGCTGGATATTGCGTTGCTAAGTCAGCCATTATACCATGCTCCTTCTACCTTTTTCTAACATAGCGTCAGAGATAATTTGTTGTATGACACCTTTGCGTGATGCCAGCAATTGATCAAAGCCTGTGGTGTCATTGGCCACGATTGTGAAATTCACATTGGTTACACCGCCACCTTGTAGGTCTCCATTTCTAGTTATGCTACCAGTGGTAGAGGGTGTGAACAGTTCTGGTCCGCTTTCACCAACGATATAACTCTTGCCACCCATCACAGGTCCACCCAGTGCTCTTCCTGAATAGTTTTGACTGCGGATCTGTGCCACCTGTGCAAGACCAGCTGCCACTGCACCAGCGGCAGCGATCAAGCCGAATGGGAATGGATAAGTGGCCAGGGCTTTGGTAGCCGCCATGTAGGTGTTCATTATGGCATTGGCAATGTTGAATGCCTTGGCTGCTTCAAATGCTTTCTTGTTCTGTGCTCCCAGGGCGTTGAATATTGTGGCACCTTGTTCAAGAACAAACTGCGTTTTTTGTAATTCACTTTGCTTTTCAAACTTGATGCGTTCGTCAACAATGGCCTTCTGACGTTCATTGGCACCAACTTGTTGCAGTATGGCACGATCTTTGTCACTCATTGTGGCGGCCATACCTGATCTTTCTTTCATTAACACAGTTTCAATGCGTTTGAGTTCAAGTTCTTGAATCTTGAGATTATAGGCTCTGGCCAATTCTTCACGCTGAGCATAATACTGTTGTTCACTAATCAACTTGTTATCCAGCATGGCCTGTAGTGCATCTTGATCACGCTGATATTCTTTTTCGCTGGTAACACCACCTAACATGCCACCACCCAGTGTTTTCTGTAGATTGATACCACGATTGATCTTTTCTAATTCAGTTTGTTCTCTGGTGTAGTTGGTTATGGCTTCAGCGATAGCAGCCTGTTCACGAGCCTGTTGTGTGAGTTTGATGCTATTGGATAATCTTTCGCGTTCAGTGGCAGTAAGGTTTCTACCCAACTGCTCTTGCAGTGTCATGATCTGACGTTGTTCTTCACGCTGGTCTTTGTCAGAGATAGCCAATAACAGTCTTTCATTGTCCAAGGACTTGAGAGCAGTGTTGATCTGACGTGTTTGATCTGCCAATTGATTTTTCTGTATAGCAGTGGTCAGTTGTTCGCGTTCTTGTGCTGTGAGTGTGCGACCAAACTCTAATTCTTTGGCACGGATGGCCAATGTGATCTGTCTTTGATTTTTGTCTTCAATGGTTAGACCCAGTCTTTCTGTTTCTAATCCTTCTAGAGTCTTGGTCATTGAAGCCTGTTGTTTGGTTGCTTCAAGAGCCAGATAAGCATCCGTGATTCTCTGTTTGTCTTTGGAACTCATACTTGCTTTTACCAATGCAAGTTTTTCTTCTTCTTCACGGATCAGTTTGTTGATGTTGGCCTGTGCTTCACCAAGAGACAATTTTTCTTGTTCAAACTTGGCACTTTGTTCTAGTTTGACAATAGTCTGTTCAAGAGCCTTGAGAGCCTTTTGCTGTTCTTGATTGGGCTTTTCTGCTTCCACACCAACCTGCTTTCTTAGTTCTGCTTCTTTTTTCAGTTCAGTCTGTGTGTTGGCATTGATGGCAGCGGCTTTCTTATCTAGTTCATCAAACTGATCACCTATCTTATCCACTACTACGGCAGCACCAACTAGGCCTGCCACAGCACCTGCGATCTTTAATAATGGATTCTTACCTAACACAGCATTCAACATGGCAGCGGCTGTGGTGGCTACCTTAATGGCCTGATACATCTTGATCATGGCTGTGGTGGCAGCAATCACACCTGCTGTTAATCTTGCTGCCACAAAGTAAGCAGCCAATATGGCCATGGCCTGTGTGGCGATCCTAATAGTAGGTATCACACGCTCACGGATGATGTTGCCTAGGCCTCCACCTTCTTTGGCCGCTTCACTTAGACTCTGTGCTATGGCAATGATATAAGGTGACAGTTCTGCCAATGCTGATTTCAACACACCTTGTGCGATGAACGTGAGTTCATCAATGGCATCACCTGCTTTCTCAAAATTACGAACATCAAGATCGCTGAGTGCAATGCCCATCTTCTTGGCTTCTTCAGCGATACGAGCCGCATTGTCAGCGACTTCCAATAGTCTTGGACCTTGTTTGCCCAGTAGATCAATGGCCAGTGCTGAACGCTCTGCTGGATTGGGTATCTCTCTCAGTTGTTCTGTGATCTTGGCTATCTGCTGATCAGCAGGCAGTGTTGACAGTTCACGAACGCTGAGTCCCAGTCTTTCTAAGGCATCAGTGGCAGGACCAGTGCCTTTCAGCAGTGCATCACCTATGTTGCCCTGCAGTCTAAACAGTGCTCCATTGAGTTCATCTGCACCAACACCTGCTAACTGTGCTGACTGTCTTAGATAACCCAACTGCTGTGCTGTCATGCCCAAGGCTTTGCCAATGTCAGCCAGTTCACCTACACTGTCTGCCACTGACTTAAATGCTATGGCCACACCAGCACCTGCGGCAGTGAGTGCAGCCAACGCACCGCCAACAACACCACTGACCTTGTCTAGGTCTTGTAGTGCAGACTCAAGGTTGTTAATGGCACGTTCAGCACTTCGAGTATCCGCCGTGATCTTAATGTTGGTTTCTGCCACTATCTGCTCCTTGATTTCTGTTGTGCTTTCTTCATTTCTTTGTGTTCCCAATTATAGAATGCCACCCATGTGCGAAATTCTATAGTGGTCATTTCAAACACCTGCTCTAATGTGAGACCCAGGTCTTTTGCCAAACGGCAGGCAAACATGAGGTCTGGATCTCCTATTAGTTTTTTTCTACCTTCTCCAAATCAGTTTCTTCATCATTGGCAGAATTGATCTCACCAACAACACGAATGATAACACTTGGATCTACTTCATTCAGCAATGCAGCCTTGTCAGCGAAATTGAACATCTTGGAGCCGTCTATGTTACGGGCTTTGACAATTAGACTTTCTACTAGAGCCTCTACTTGTTTTCCTTGACTGGCCAACTCTATGAGTTTGCCTTGTTCTTTTAGCGTAAGGGTTGGTTTGAAATAGATGTCACAGGACCATTCAGGAACTGTGATCTTTTTCATTTCACCACTGATCTTTTCACGGAAGTGGCTGGTTGCGTTATCTAATACTTTACTCATTTTAATTTTCCTTTGACAGAGGTTAGTGTGGGGCCAATAATACCCCTTGGGGCTTGTTTGCTCTTGACATACGGTTTTTCTAGGTAGCCCACATAAGGCACCGTGTTCTCAACAGTGAAGTTATCCTTCTCCATCTTCTTTTCCCAACCCTTGGCAGCTCGGCCAGTGCGTTTGGGTGTGAACTTGGGTGCCTCTGTGACAATCGTATCTGCTACTCGCTCCAGAAAGCCGCGGTAATCTGCCTCTACCTGTTTCATGGTATCTGACACACCGCGAACCTCTATCTTAAGATTCATTATACAGCATTGGTTGAGTAAGTGGCAGCACCAGTTCCTTGGAAACTGATTGAAGCTTCTACCATACCATCAAATGATGAATTGACTGTGTAGCCAGTCACAATTAAATTGCCTGTGAACGCATAGTCTGATGTAGATGAATAGTTTTCTTCAAGATAAAACTTGCCTGCAACACCACTAACACCTACCAATCCAGCAGTAGGATTGAATTTGGCTTCGTTGGTGTCAAAGTCTGAAGCATCAAAATAAACATCTGCTGAACCTGAGAATGAACTCAAGCCAGTTATATATGTGCGAACATCTGTGCCCATTGTGCTTGTTTCAATAGTATCACGTGTCATTTCAATTGAGAAATTGCGAACTGATAATACTGATACGCTATCAATTGTAATAGCACCGTTATTTCCTGTTATTGTAGCCATCGTGGTCTCCTAATTAGGCTGTGTATGTGCAAGCACCAGAACCTTGGAAAGAGATTGAAGCCTCTACCATTCCGTCCATGCTTGCACTTACTGTGAATCCAGTGATGATAACTTCACCTGAGAACTTGCCTGCTGTGTCTGCAAGATAACCTTCAAAGGTCAATGTTGCTTGACCCACAGTTCCTGAAGTTGGATTCAGCACTGCGTGAGTGGCAATGGTTCCTGTAGAGGCTGCTGGATCAAAATAGATATCAGCTGAGCCTGACCAAGAACTTAATCCTGTGAAGTATGTGCGAACATCCACACCCATTGTGGTTGTCTCAATAGTATCACGAGTGAGTTCAATTGAAAAATTACGCACTGCGGCAATGGTTGCTACTGAACCACCTACTGATGCGTCTAGTTTTATGACGCCGTTGTTACCTGTTAATATGGCCATTATTCGTCTCCTTGTTGTTTAATATTGGCTGCTTCTACGGCTGTTACGGTCGCCTTAGACTTCACCGGGGGCTTGAGACGAATAACCTCTTCTCCTGCCTGTTCTGGTTCAACGGGTTTGGCATTTGATTCTTGCCATCCTGCTGATTGCATTAGTTCTAGTTCATTAGGCTGACAGTATCTTGTCATGCCTTTCTTTGTTAAGTGTATTTTCACGTTGATCCTCTTAGATAATTGTAGGTCACTGCATAGGTAATTAAGAATTCAGCCAGTGGTGGTTGGCGATCTATGATCTCCACTCTTGTAATTTGACTGTCTGTGACACCACTTGAGATTAGTTCTCTGTAACGATCGCTGTCTAGAGCTTCTTCAATGCGTTCTATGAGATCATTACGCTGACGGTCTAATTCAACACCTCTAACATAGGCACGGATTGAGTATTCAATCCGGCCCATACGACGACCCGCTCCCGAGTTACCCATTGTGATAGTTTCTCTATCTTCCACTGTTGGCTGCACGAATATGGCAGGAAATTGTGTGATGGCCAATTCTTGGATCACCACTGGTTCACGAGTCACAAACACTGGACGTGGATCAGTCATGTCCTTGAGCACTTGAACAATGTTTTCTGCTACCTGTTGGCGAATATTCTGTGCCATCATCTAACCAATCTAAAAGGAGTCACTGATTTGACTTCACTGCTTTCATATGTGTTGTCATCATCCAAATCATAGCGAACACCTTCACGAAGCACAAGATCCATCTCGTGTTCAAAGCGACCTTGATAGTAGGTCATCATCATTTGGAATTTGTCTGGTTCGCCACCTGAGAACTGTGTGAGTTTAGGGGCAATGTGGTAGGCCAATGCGTGGTAAACAGTGGCCTGCTTGAACTGAGTGGAATCCAGCAATGTGGTATCCATGTCAGCAGTTAATATTGAGGGATGTGCCTTTTGGTATGCTTGATACCAACGAACTTTCAGCACTCTGTTGATTTCGGTTTCGCTACGGGCTAATTCTGCATCCCAATCCAATACACCATATTGGTCAATCGTTGGTTCGACCTGTTTGAGGTCGTCAAAAGTTGCATAAGCCATAGCGTGTCCTTCACGAATAATAAGATTGAGAAGTCCTTCTTCTCATGATATATTTAGCAGAGCCAAAAGAAAAGGACCTTTTAACGGGTCCTTTCCAGAGGTCTTGATTAGTGGAGAACTAATTCATAACAGGGTATGGTCACAAACTCTGTTAAATTTATTTACCACGGCTCACTTGATTGATGCTGTTTATGGCACCTGTTGATTGACTACGGTTGATCATGTATGTGCCGTTGTTGGTGATAATGGTCTGTGGTGTAGGCGACACCCAGGCTGCGGCGTTGGCGGGCATTTGACCATTGGCCATACAAGTGCCTGTGCCAGTGCAGACAAACTTATCCAGGGTCCCGCAGGCTGACAAGTTCAAAGCCATTATCACGAGGATCCATGACCTTACCCCAGAATGTCCAAAGCGTGATTTTGTGATGTTTGGCGGCCACATATGAATTAGCAAACTCGCCCAGAGGTGTCCGCACTGGCAGTAGTTTCCTGCTGTGACCTTGCGATTCTGCGGAGTTCTTGGATTCTCGCAATTGCCTCCTTCGCTCGTTGGTGGTGTTTGACTTGTTCACGTTCGTTCAACTGCCTAATATGTTTAGTTAGTTCATTGAAGTTCATTCTGCAGCCTCTGTGTGTTAATCATAGTATAATAATAGCACCGTTTGACTGATTTGTCAATGTGAAAAACAGCCAAAAGAAAAGGGCCTTGTGAGCCCTCTTCTCTAGTTTGCAAAGAAACTACTTTGGATTAAGCAGGATCAACTAATGAGCTGTCTGCAGTGATTTTAACACCGTATAAGTCATAAAGTTCGCCAACACCATAATGGCAACTTGCCACGATGTCGTCACCAACAAACGAAGCACGTCTTTGTGTTTCGATTGTGATATCGCCAATCATTGCTAGGCCTAGTGCATCACGGTGGAACACAGCACCAACATAGTCACCAGCAGTGCCAGTGTTAGCGATGTTGCTGGATTCAAATACTGGAACACCAAATAGTGTGCCAACATAGCCAGTCTGCATTGCTTCGTTCTGGATGATACCAGCATTTGGGTTTGCAAATGTGTTGGTCAATGCTGACTTCAAGTCATAGGCCACATATGGGTTCAATACGCAGGCCAATTGATCGCCTGGCACTGCATTAGCACGAAGACGAGCCACTGCGTTGGCTACTAGAGCCGCTGACATTGCTGTGCTTGCACCGCCTACACCTGTTGCGAAACCTGAGAATAGAGCCAATAGGTCTGTGTCAATCTTTTTAGCGATTGCTTCACCGAATAAACGGCCCATATCTGCAACTACATTAGAAGCAGAACTTGCACGAACTAGATCAGTAATCATGGTGCGGATAGCAACTGTGGAAACAGTCAATGTAACACCATTGGTAGAAACTTCTGTGTTAGATACTTCATCACCTTCTGTTAGTGCGGCTGCTGACTGAACTGGGTAGATAGGCACAGTAATTGTCTTACCGTTGCTTGCTGGGATTGCGTAATTTTTAACGAGACCACGCATGATACTTCTCTCGTTTGCAACGAACATTGCTTCAGCGGTAATCGCTGGCAACAGGTCGTTTAATGTTGTGGTTGTTGAACCGGCCATAATAATCTCCTAAATGTGTTTATGGTTATCTTGTGTAACCGCTGGCTTTACGATATTCAGCGTATTGCTTGCGGTCTGCTGGATTTTTCATATCCAAACTACTAATATCTAATTTGCTGGGATTACCATTCGCAACACTAGATTTGGTATTGGTAGTAGCAGGTGTGGCTGAGACGAAATGAGGATTCGAATCCAAAAATTCTCTCACTAGGTCTTCCACTTCATAGGCAGATCCGTTGTCTTTGTAACGAACTGCACCATCCCTACTGACCACTTCTACTTCACCATCACCATTCAAACGAACATTGGAGTGTAATAGTTCTTTAACTTGTTCAGGAGCCACTGCACGATATTTGGCTGCGGCACTTAACAAAGGACTATTCACTTTGTATTCTTTGATGATTGAGTCACGCTTGAGTATCTCAGCATCTTTTTTAGCAGCCAATTCTTGTAGAGTCTTTTCAAACTCCCCACGCTTGATCTGTTGTTCCTGTTGCTTTTTCTCCCAATCTGATTTGATTGTTCTTAGTTCATCAGGATCACCCAAGTCTTGATATTTGCTGGCAAACTTCTTCTCAATTTGAGTTTTAGTTCTAGCCAAAATAGCATTGACTTCTTCTTGCGTGAATGTCTTGTCTGCTTGTGCCTGATTTGCTGTTTCGCCAGCGGCTTCAGTTGCCATATCGTTTACCAATGTATTATCTGACATTGTAGCATCGCCTCCTTAAGAGTTTTAATAAAATTATTTATAGCATTTCACCCGAAATGCTGTTATATGTAGTTATTCCACACCCAATTGCTGTCTTAGATTCTTGAGTTGTGATCTATTCTGCTGGATCAGCACTTTCACAGGTGTGGCAAACTCACCATAGCCTGGATATGAATACAGCCACTCACACTCAGAATCACCATAGTCCATGCTTTGTGCTATGGCAACCACTGTGGCATCAGGTGCTGAGATCACATACATTCTAGCAGAATAATCGCCTAGGGGCAATCTCGTGCCCTCATAGTCAACTATGTCAATACCACCCTTACGCCAGGCTGCTAGACTCCAAGGACATTCTTTTTGAATGCTCTCAAAGTATGCAGTCCAATCAACGCTTTGGTGGCTTCTTGCCTTTTCCACGACCCATTCCTCTTCCTGCTTGGTTCATAGTCATCTCCTTAGTTGTATTCATCTTCTTCTACAGGCTCCCACTTGGCACACCAGTAGACTGCACGAACTGGTGCGTCAAACTTGGTGCAATAGAGTTCACCTGGCTTGTAGTATTCACAGTTGCCACAGTTTTGACCTTCAGGAACTTCTGGATTGCTGGCTGGTTGGTAGGCATTAGGCAATGAATCTGCAATAGGTTCACCATCTTCATAGGTTCTACCAGTCTGTGGATTAGGGTCAATGAAAGGCAATCTTACCTTGTCTTCACCCATGAGTTCAATCAGTTGTTCATCAATGACTCTTAGTATCACAGGGTCAGTGGCTGCTGATTTGGCCTTGACTAATTTTTCAACATCAGCTTGTGTGTCACGTATGGAGAATGAACCTGGATAGTCAATTTCACCCATCCACTGTTGACCCATATACTCAAACCAGAACTGCCATATCTGTTCTTCTGCTAATTCTAGATTGTCTGCTTTCTCTGACAGTTTTGCATTCAACAATTGAAACTCTTGTTCTTGTGCCACACCACTCATTCTACGGCTTTCAGTGCTTCTCACTGAACCAGTGTTGGCCATCTTGTCTATGCTGTCTGTGACATGATTAATGGCAGTGAATATGCTTTGTATGTCTGTGCTTACACTCAACATAAAAGGACGCAGTCCAGGATCTAGATTGTCTTCCATACGGATGATAGCACCAGCACCTGCTGATAATTCTGTGCCTGCTGTGGCTGCCAGTGCTGGGTGTCCATTGATGCGTATGCTTTGTTCTACTTCTGAAGTGAGATTGTAGATGCTCTGTTGTGCTCTGGCAATGTCCGATATGTCACTGACGCCAATGCCACGAACAGGTGAACGATGATTGTAGCATATCACAGCTGGAATCTTGCCTAGGCCATTGACTTCTTCAAACTGTTCTTGAAGTTCTCTGTTCTTGTGGTTGATCACTGAAGTTATGATTCTATCTAGATACCATTCTTTGATTGTGGATGTTGAATCATTGGCATCTTCAACATATTTGAAATAGTCTAGTTCATAACTGCCATTGGCGTTACGACGCCAGTTCCAATCACTGACTGTTAAAGGCGTTAAGAGATTCACATAGGGTCTAACACCCTGTTGCTGTTCATCTGCCAGGGTGACTGCACCCACATCAGGCTTGACTACCAAGACCCAACAGTGGCCAAACACTGATGACCATACAGATACTTCTTTCATAAACGCATCAAATGATCTGCCATCCATGTCTGCATCACGCAAGAACATTTCTAATTCAAATGATTCGCCATTGCGATCAAAGTCACGTTCTGGTTGAGTTCTAAAC